TAACCCGACCTGGTCCATGCAAGCCCTGGTCAGCTATGACCACTGGCTAGCCAGTCGCATCCAGGCGCGTAATGCCTGCGAGCAAGGTGCACTGATCCTGTCTGCCTACAACGGCGGCTTGGGTTGGGTCATCCGCGACCGACAGTTCACGTCGGCTTCGGGGGCCGACTCGCTGACCTGGTTCGGATCGGTGGAGCAGTACAACGCCGGTCGTTCAGCCGCCGCCTTCAAGGAAAACCGCCAGTACCCGCAAGTGATCCTGCATCGCTGGGAAACCCTGTACGTGACTTCCGGCTGGGGCCAAGGGGTGTGCCAATGAAAGCCTTGCTCGATCTGATCAGCCCGGCCACCTGGTACGTGGCCATCGTTGCCGCTGTGGTGTTCGGCCTGCACTTGAACTGGCAGGACGGCTATGACGAAGGCTACGGCCTGGCTAAATCCCAAGGTGAAACCGTCGTCGCGGATCTGCGCGAGACCTATGCCAATGAAAAGCGGGTAGCTGCCGAGGCTGCAACCACGGTAGCGAACAAGATCATCGCCGACCTACGTGCCGAACAGGCCAAGGGCAATCAACTGGCCAGCCAACTCGCTGACACCAAAGAGTCCTTGCGCCAAACCACAGACCGACTCACTGGAGATATCACCCGTGTTACCACGCTCTATCGCCGAGCCCTCAATGCGCAACCCGAGCCGCTGCCTACTGCTGTGTTCACTATTGGCTTTGTCCGCGTGTGGAACACCGCCAATGGTTTCGGCCCCGGTCCCGCAATGCCAACCCCGAACAGCCCCAGCCGAACTACTGCGTCTGCCAGCAGATCCGGAACCGTTGACGACCTCGACTCAGGCGTCACCCAGGACCAACTCCTGACCAACCAGGTACGCAATGGCGAGCTGCATGGAACCTGCCGGGCGCAGCTCACAAGCCTGATCAATTGGACACTTAATGGAAGCAACTGACTTTGCCAGCCACCTTGAGGCCATCCACAACGAAACCTCTTTGGCGGCACATTTGGCACAACGTGAAGTATTGACCGGCCCCTCGGCCGAGTTCTGCACAGGAGTGGATTGCGATATGCCCATCCCGGAACAACGTCGTGTGGCCATACCAGGTGTGCAGCTTTGCGCACAGTGCCAAACGCATCGCGAAAACCGGAGTCGCCGATGACGACAATTGAAATGCCTGCGTGGCAGTTGGTGGGCATCGCCGTCACCATCCTGGGCGCATTCGCTGGGCTGGTGAAGATGATGGTCATGCAGATGGAGCGCCGCCTGGATCAACGCTTTGCCCTCACAGACAAGGACAGCGAGCGCTTGCGCACGTTGGAAATTTCCGTTGAGCGGCTACGCGGAGACATGCCTGTGCACTACGTACGCCGGGAGGACTACGTGCGCGGCCAAACCGTGATCGAGGCCAAGCTTGATGCCTTGGCACTCAAGCTAGAAACCGTCCAACTTAAAGGATTGAAGTAATGAACATCGATGCCGCCAAGACGCGCCGGGAGTCCCTGCGCTGGTACATCATCAAGACCCTGGACGCCTCGCGGCCGGTAGATCCGCATGAAGCTGTTGTGCTGTCCACCATCCAGGGCATCTACCCCGATGCCACCACCATGGAACTGCGCCGCGAACTCGACTACTTGGCCGACCGCAGTCTGGTGACATTGAACAAAAAACCAAGTGGAGAGTGGGTCTGCGGCCTGACCCACTACGGTGTCGATATCGCGGAATACACCATCCCTTGCAATCCCGGAATTGCCCGGCCGGAAAAATACTGGAGCTAAGCCATGCCCCCGCGTAGCAAAGTCACCAGCTTGCCCAAAGCGGTCAAAGCCTGGCTCGACAAGGCCCTGGCCGAGAACAGCTTCAGCGAATACGAAACCCTGGCAGCCGAATTGTCGGCGCAGGGTTTTGCTATCAGCAAGTCGGCCCTGCATCGCTATGGGCAAGATTTTGAGTCCAGGCTATCGGCACTCAGGGTATCCAGTGAGCAGGCGAAAGCCGTTATAGAAGCGGCGCCTGACGACGAAGGTGCGGTCAATGAAGCCCTGATGCGTTTCGTCCAGGAGCACCTTTTCAAGATGCTTATGGCTGAAGGTAACAAGTTCGACCCGTATAAGATGGCCAAGGCTGTGGCAGAGCTGGGCAAGGCTTCGGTTGTGCAAAAGAAATGGCAAGCCGAGTGGCGGGAGAAGGCTGAAGCGGCTGCTGCGCGGGTGGAGAAGATCGCCACGAAAGGCGGCTTGAGCCAATCGACTGTCGACGAGATCCGCCGCGAGATCCTCGGGATGGCCGCGTAATGGGTGTTCCTCTCGTCCTCGATGGCACCGCCCATATCCATGCCCCGGCCGTTCTGCTCGACTACCAGAAAGAATGGATCGGCATCCGCGCGCCCCTCAAGGTCGGCGAGAAGTCTCGGCGGATCGGCCTCACCTGGGCCGAGGCGGCGGACAACGTCCTGGTGGCCGCTGCCGAAAAACCGGCCGGTGGCCAGACTGTTTACTACCTGGGCTACAACCAGGACATGACGGTTGAATATATCCAGGCCTGTGCCATGTGGTCGCGAGCCTTCAACTACGCGGCCGGGGAAATCGAGGAAGGTATTTGGCCCGACAGTGATCCCGACAAGCATATCAAGACCTACACCATCGTATTTCCCAGCGGGCACCGTATCGTCGCACTGACTAGCCGACCGTCCAACCTGCGGGGCCGTCAGGGTGTGGTTGTGATCGACGAAGCCGCATTCCACCAGGATCTTGCCGAGCTGTTGAAAGCCGCCCTGGCGCTGCTGATCTGGGGTGGTGAAGTCCATGTCATCAGCACCCACGACGGCACGGAAAACGCCTTCAATGAGCTGATCAACGATATCCGTGCAGGTAAGCGCAAGGGCGCGTTGTTCCGCTGCCCGTTCCGCGACGCCGTGGCGGACGGCCTGTACAACCGCGTTTGCCTGCGCAAGGGCATCGAGTACAGGTCCGAAGATGAAGCTGCATGGGTTCAAGATGTCTACGACTTCTACGGCGATGCGGCCGAAGAGGAACTGGACTGCGTCCCATCCCAGGGTGGCGGCGCATTCCTCAGTCTGGCCCTGGTCGAACAGCGCAGCAATCGCGAAGTGCCGGTGCTGCGCCTGGCCTACCCGCAGGGCTACGAAACCGCCGCCGAGCACCTGCGCCTAGCCGAGTCCCTGGAGTGGTGCGAAGAGCATCTGCTCCCATTGCTTCGAGTCATTCCGACCGACGTCCAGAGCTTCTACGGCATGGACTTCGGCCGCAGTGGCGACCTGTCGGTGATCTGGCCTTTGCTCAAGGAACAGAACCTGCGCAGGCGCACGCCCTTCGTCGTCGAGCTGCGCAACGTACCGTTCAAGCAACAACTCCAGATCCTGTTCTACATCCTGCGGCGCCTGCCCAACTTCCTCAAGGGCGCCAACGATGCCAGGGGCAACGGCTCGCAACTGGCGGAAGACACAGCGGTCGAGTTCGGCTTCAACCGCATTGAACGGGTAATGCTGACCGAGGGTTGGTATCGCGACAATATGCCGCCGTTCAAGACCGCTCTGGAGGATGACACCTTCTACGACATCCCGGCCGACAAGGATGTGGTCAGCGACGTACGCGCCTTCCGCATGGTCAAGGGCGTGGCCCGCATCCCGGAAAAACGCACCAATGAGAAAGGCGAAAAGTCCGGCCCCAAGCGCCACGGCGACGCCGGTATTGCGGCAGTCCTGGCGGACTATGCGTCGCGCCAGGAAACCGAAATCTTCGAATATCACCGAGTTCAACCCGCCGCCCAGGCTGATCGCGAGATCAAGCTCGGCGCTGGGTGGCGCTCTCAGAAAGGCATTTGGTAATGGCTCAATCCAGCATCGTCGACCAGTACGGCCGCCCGATCCAGTACGACAAACTCACCGAAGAGCTGGCCGCCGCCCGCACCACTGGCATACGCCAGATCTGGCACCCGTCGGTTGCCAGCGGCCTGACGCCGCAACGTCTGGCGAACATTCTGCAAGCCGCCAACGAGGGCTCGGCCCACGACTACCTCACACTCGCCGAAGAGATGGAGGAGCGTGACCTGCATTACGCTTCGGTGTTAGGGACCCGTAAGCTGGCGATATCCGGTCTGTCGATCCGGGTCGAAGCCGCCAGCGACGATGCCGAAGACGTGCGCCGTGCCGATCAACTCAAAGAGATTGTCGAAGCCCCTGAATTCGGCGAGCTGCAAGCCGACTTGACCGATGCTATGGGCAAGGGCTACGCCGTCTCTGAAATCATGTGGGACCGCAGCGGCAAGACCTGGAACCCGCAACGCTTTGAACCTCGCGATCAGCGATTCTTCCAATTCGACCGCGATACC